AGGCCCTGCCCACCGACAAGCGGGAGGCCCTGGCCACTGCTGTCGTTTCTGGCCTCGATGTGCAAGTAGCAAGGAGTTAGTATGTTTGGTGAACAAAGCAACGAGGCGACCCTCGATATGGATTCAGCCGTAGCCGATATTGGTGCTGGGCTGGGATTTGACACGGAAGACACTGGAGGTACTGATGATGTGGAATTGGTCGTTACTCCTGAGCCAACTCCCTCCCCCGCTGCCGAGCCTGTTCCAGTTGTTGCTGATCCAACCGCGACGCCTCCACAAGCCGCTGATCCTACCGCGGAACCCCCGAAAACTTGGCGGAAAGAGGCATCGGCTGTCTGGGCTACCCTTCCTCCGGAGGCCAAGGCGGAGGTACTGAAGCGGGAAGAGGATATTTTCAAAGGTATCGAAAGCTACAAAGTTGACGCGACCTTCGGAAAAACCCTCAAAGGCGTTCTGGCCCCTTACGAGGGTATCCTCAAGCAGCACAACATCGACCCTGTTCAGCAAGTTGGGAGCTTGTTGCAGGCTCACTATACCCTGGCAACCGGCACCCCTGAAGCCCGTGCGGGGATGTTCCAACGCCTTGCAGCTGACTACGGCATTGACCTTTCCCAACTCTCCGGTGGCGAGGCCCCTTACATCGACCCCACAGTAAGGGCATTGCAATCGGAACTTGCAGGCGTAAAATCTCAACTATCCGCTGCAGAACGCGGTCGTCAGGCAGAAGTGGCAGCCGCCAATAGTAAGCAAGTCGATGCGTTCGCTTCGGACACCAAGAATGTCTACTTCAACGAGGTTGCTGATCAAATGGCAACCTTGTTGCAGCGGGGCATTGTTGGGACGTTGCAGGAAGCTTACGATCAAGCGGTTTGGCTGAACCCTGTTACTCGTGCTAAGGAAGTTGCCCGCTCATCAGCGGAAGCGGCTAAAACGGCGGGAGCAGAAGCGGCAACCAAAGCGGCCTTGACTAAGAAAGCGACAGCAGCGAATGTGAAGACGAGTGCGAAGAGTGGGAGTGCTACGACCCCCCTAGGCAGCATCGACGACACGCTGGCAGCGGCCTTTGCGTCCATTAAGGCGCGTGGCTAAAAGTGTGAAATTGACAACCTCTACCTAGTAAGGAAACAAAAATGGCTTCTCCAAATGCAACCTTCACGGAACTGGTCTCCACGACCTTCCGCAAGCACTCGAAAGAGATCAAAGACAATATCAGCAAGAACAACGCCTTGCTGGCCCGCATCAACTCCAAAGGACTGACCCGTAAGGAAGATGGTGGGCTGTCAATTGTCGAGCCCCTGGACTACGCTGCCAACGGCACCTATCAGCGTTACTCCGGCTACGACACCTTGAATATCGGCGCAAGTGATGTGATCTCGGCTGCTGAGTACCAGTGGCGTCAGATTGCCATCAACGTCGTGGCGAATGGTCTGGAACTGCGTACGAATAGTGGCGAAGCGCGCATCATCAACCTGGTCAAGGCCCGGATGAAGAACGCTATCCGCACGTTCAAGAACAACTTCTCCGGCGACGTCTACTCTGACGGCACATTGCCGAATCAAATCGGCGGCTTGCAAGTTCTCGTAGCCGATACTGGAACGGGCACTGTCGGCGGTATCGACTCTTCTGTCTGGATATTCTGGAAAAACATTGTGCAATCCGCAGCAGCCCCCCTGCAAGGCGGCGGCGCTATCGTTCCTTCCGCAACGACCATCGAGTCCCTGATGCTGCCCCTGTGGCTGGCGCAGACTCGCGGCGATGACCAGCCTGACTTGATCGTGTCCAGCAACGAATACTTCACCTTCTACGAAAACTCCCAAGTGTCCTTGAAGCGTTACACCAGCGATGGTGCCGCGGGCAAGGCGGCCGGTGGCTTCGTGAGTATGAAGTACAAAACCGCCGACGTGATCTTCGACGGCGGCTCTGGCATCCCCGCTGCCCACATGTACTTCCTGAACACCGACTACCTCGGTCTGTGCGTGCACAAGGATGCCGACATGGCTATCATGGACGAAATGAAGCCTTATAACCAAGACGCCGCCGTTGTACCTATCCTCTGGATGGGCAACATGACCTGCTCGAACCGTAGTCTGCAGGGCGTGCTCAAGGCCTAACGTAACCCCCACGGATTAAGAATTGATAATCCGTGGATTTTTGAACAATTACTGAAGGAACTCCATCATGGGTCAAATTATCGCCTCCCCCCTCGTCGGTGCCAACACTGATCGCCGTACCACGAATGCCGAGTTCAAAGTCGGCACGCCTTGCCTCGCCGAAGGTAATCGCACCTACGTCTACGTAGGCCCTTCCACCAACGCTATCACTGCCGCGGCAGCTTGTACAGTAACCGGTGCCTTCGTTGTGAACAACACTGCTGGCACCTACACCGCCGACACCGCGTTTGCCACTGGCGACTACGGTTGGGTCCGCAAGACCACTTCACCGCTGTAACCTTCCAGTTACTCAAACAAGGGGCTTCGGCTCCTTGTCCTACTGAAATCTCCCCCCACTACTTAAGGAATGTTATGCAAGCCGTTGAAGCCCGCCCCCCCTATGTCACTTTTGAACTGAGGCCCGTCGAGGATCGTACGGCTAGCATCGAGGCTGGTTATTACAAAACAATGGATGTCGAGTATGCTTTCATCACTCCCCAAGGTTCGAAGGATCGCATCGAACGTAACGTTGAAGAATGGTTCGCCTCGCTCGCGCAGCAAAGCCACGAGGGGCGGTTTCCTGCGGAATGGCTTGCTCACTTTAGAGCGAGCCATAAAGCTTGGAAAGAAGGCCGGGAACTCCCGCTCGATGGGACCCCGGTACTAACTTGGCCTGTCGCCAGCCCTTCCCAAGTCAAGCAGCTCCTCGACCACAAGGTACGGACTGTGGAGGACTTGGCAGCGGCTAACGAGGAAACCCTTAATCGAATCGGTATGGGAGGCAGGGCGTTAAAGGAAAAAGCGGTAAGTTGGCTGGCCTCCGCCTCTAGCACTGGAAAGGTCACTGAAGAACTCGCAGCACTGAAAACCGCAAACAGCGACTTCAAGGCTCGAAATGAGCTGCTGGAAAAGCAGCTCCGTGAACTCGCTGCAAAGGTCGCGGCCCTAACCAAATAAGGAATCTTTTATGGCCCTCACCCTTCTCGAAATTGTTCAGCGAGTTCGCGGAAGGCTGGGGCAACCAGTCCCAGCTTCTGTCGCGGGCAACCCGGACCCCAGCATCATCCAGTCTCTTGGACTCCTCAATGAGTTCCTGGAGGATTTGGGAACGCGGCAGTACTGGCAGGTCAACACCCGCGAGGCTACCTTCACCGCGGTGGCCACTGAAAGCCAGGGCACGCTCGACACCCTCTTCCCCTTTGGCTACGAAGGCCTAATCGGCGACACCTTCTACAACCGGACGAACCGGCTGCAAGTCGAAGGTGGCATCTCCCCGGCGGAGTGGGCCGCTCGCAAGGCTCGTAACTTCTCCGGCCCGGTTCCCTGTTTCCGCCTCCGTGGGAATGAGTTACTGCTAAACCCAGTCCCTGTCGCCGGGCACGTTTACGCAGTCGAGTACTATTCCTCCTTCTTCATCTACAACACCACAGACCTGCTCTACCGCAAGTATTTCCTTAAGGACACGGACATCTGCATCCTCGACGATGCGCTGCCGATGGGGTATCTGAAGTGGGCTTGGAAAAAGGAAAAGGGCCTGGACTACGCAGAGGACTTCCGCAGGTATGAAATCCTCGTACAAAGTAAGGGACTGCGGGAGAAGCGATTACCTAACATCCGCATGGATCAGTCGTCTGAGGGCTATGGTCCAGGGATTCTGGTATCACCTGGAAGCTGGTCACTATGATGAAACTCCCCCTCGCTACGAAGCGGCCACGTCGGCAGGAAATCGGTCAGGTCATGTCGGTAGCCGCCCCGATCAAAGGCTGGAACACCCGCGACCCGCTTGCCAACATGGACAGTCGCTACGCTATTACCCTTGACAACTGGCTCCCAGGAACCGGCAGCGTAGATGTACGGCCGGGCATGACAGCATGGGAAACGGGTATCCCAGCTATCGTGGAAAGCCTGCTCGCCTGGAAGGGCCCGGCTTCGGAAAAGCTATTCGCCTTCACAAGTGCAGGGGTTTACGATGTGACTGCTGGAGGCGTAGCCGGGG